TCCCAAATCGCATTCATGAATGCTTGTGATCTTTCTGTCATTTTATTAATTAAAAACTATACTCCAACCATTCTTGAATATTGGAATTGTCAAGAATGAATTGCATTTTATTAAATGGTGCTCTTGGTCGCTTTAACAATCGCATACCAGTGTGTTCTAGAAAGGAATTTCCTTTTCTGGTGTTACAAGGACTACATGCAACTACAAGATTTTCCCAACTATCATCACCACCACGACATCTTGGTACAACATGATCAATTGTTAAATTTCTTGTTGATCCACAGTATTGACAACTATTTTTATCTCTCTTGTAAATCATCGCTCTGGATGGTTTATGAGACATAATCTTTGAAAGAGGAACTTTTACGTAATCAAGAAGGCGAATTACCCTATCAGAAAGAACTTGTGCTTTTTCTTTAAGAAGTAAAACTATTGCTCTTTTCCAACTTGTGATGTTGAGTGGTTCGTAACTAGAATTTAATACTAAAACTGCTTTTCCAGGTTGAATTCTTAAGTAGTCCATCTTGTTAGTCAGGCTCTACACCTTTATCTATAAATTTTTCCAAAGACTCAAGATCATCTTTAAGATCTTGTTCTTTTTTCTGGTCATGATAATAAGACCACAGAGCATTATGGACATCCATTAGATGATCTACCCAGAAACCAACAGGATAAATGCCTAGAGCGTCTTGAAGTCCACGGTGACTTGTTCCTCCTTCTTCTTCCTTACACATAATATAGCAGATTGCTTGTACCATATCAACTTTATCTTCTTCGGAAAGCATAAAATACTTTCCTACTGCCCGTTGCTTTGCTTCTTCATTATCTTTTTGAAGTTGCTTGCAGGTATCAGAGTCCCACCACTCTTGGAGTGCTTTACCAAATTCGTTAGGTTTCTTTTCAGTCATGATTAATAGGGTAAAGATTTCAAACCATCTAAAACTTCTTGAAAACGTTCTGCACGACTCTTGTGATGTTCTATGTTTTCTTCAAGAACACTTACAATATCATCCAATACAACATCTAGAGATGCATCAGTATCAAAGTATTGTTGAATTGCTTCGGCAAGATATCGCCGTCTACTCCATTCTAATGAGTAGGGTTTGTAGTTCATGATAATGGGTGTATATGGGTGTATTATAGGGTGTTCAAAGTCTTTTGTCAATCCCTTTGGCGCCAATCAGTTTCATCATCATCCCTCTTAAACCAATCAACAATCTCATCTACATTATCAAAACCTCTCTTGCCAAATCTTTCATTTCCTAAACCACCAATGTCTAATTGATTAAGAAAATCATCCATATCTCCTTCTTGCATATCAGGATTTTCTGCCTTCCTTCTTGCTTGACGGAGAATAGTTGCGGCAGAACGATTTGCTTTTGCAAGTTTTTCTGCCCAGATCATATCTTCCAGAGTTACTTCCCCACCATTGACTATCCTGTCACAAATAAATTCAAGGCGAAGACGATATTGCGTAGAGAGCATACATGTTACCAGATGTAGTGTTATTTAGATATTATACCGTCATGTTCAAAGATACAATTATTCTACTCTTTTCATCTTGACTTGGAAGAGTATAGTGAAATATATTTGAAGGGAATACTATTAAAGAACCCGAAGAAATGTTTTTTTCGACATATACTTCTTTACGATTATATTCCAAATTATTGAGAAATGGGCAAATAAATTCTGTAGGTGTATGTACTCTTTCATCAAATTCTATAAAACAAACTGATCCTAAACTACTTGGTGCATTTCCATGTGTGTGGGGTGCATGAAACATTCCTTTTTTTTGTTCTTGAAACCATGCATAATTAATTTCAGCCATTTTATTTGGAAAATTTTCAGGATTACCAAAACATTCATATATTATTTTTCTCTCTTCGTAAAAGATTTGATCTATAATATTTGCAAATTGTTTTTCCCATTCCTGTCTTTGTAAAATTTGCTCTTGACTTTTATTTTTTCTGTGCCTCTCAAGTTCATAAGTTGTAAAGACGCTATCTCTATTGACTAACCATTCTTTACTTTCATCAAACAACTCTAATAATTTTTTCTTTTTAATTTCCCAATTTGACATTTTTATATGCAAAAGGGGGACAGAAAACATCGGTTTTATAATTATTTCTTTATTCAGATATTTTTCAGCAACTAAATTGCAAAAATTACTTTCATCATCAAGTAATTTTTTTTCTTTATCAAAATATACTTCTTTCATATTTTTAAAATTTTATAAACTCATTTAGATTTAGCGTTTTTTTCAAATTCTTTTTGCAATTCTTCTGCAAGTTTATAAGATCTTCTCCACATAAAATACTTTACGATTGGATTTGCTGGATTATGAAGTGTCCACCATTTTATTTTTTCATATTGAATTCTTGCAAGTTGAGTTAACAAATAAAACCCTTTTGCAACTGATTGATCTGTAATGATCAAATAAGCAATACAAAAAAATATAATAAAGTAGATGTAATTAGAACTCATCGTCTGATAGTTTTAAGATATTCTAGCACATGTTCACGAACTTCCATGAGTTCATTGTAACAGTTTTGATTGTGAGCACATTGTCGTAGTTCAGAGTCTGGTTTGTGAACGCTTTCTACAAACAAATCCAGACCACGATTCCATTTTTGTTCTTGTGTTTCATTTTCGGTCATTTGATTTAATAATTAAAGGGCAAGAAGGAACTACTTTTTTAAGTTCCCAAAGAATTTCTGATTTTTGTTGGGGAGTTAATAATTTCACATTCACCAACCTATTAGCAATCATCACAATATCAGAACACGTTAAAATTGTTGTGAGAAACAGAGTAAACATAAGTTTCTCCTGTGTTCAAATTATTTATTGGGCAAATCCACCACCCTTTACTTTTTCTTTACTTTTCTTTTTGTCTTTTACGATTACAAGATCCAAAAAATCTGGAATCTGATTGTTTTGGAACCAATACCTCTGAACGTCCTCCCAGTGCTCAAAAAATTGATTTTTACCATTTTTCAGCACAACTTCATAGGTGTGCCTATCATAAGGATCTGCAGAAGTACAAGTGAATAGTTGAGTCATAGAAATTCATCCAAAGTTGAAACTGATGCGCCTTTTGCGGCCTTTTGAATGTACCTTTTTGCGGTCTTATAGTTGTTGCAAGTGTGAACTTGCTGCCCCTTATAAACAATAATGAACTTCTTTCCCCAGGGAATTGCTGCCCATTCCCCATCCTTACTTACAAACCCATTCGGATCTCCTGGAATAGGATCCAGGAGAGTTTCGTTTTGAACATTATTCATAAATTATCAGCGTCGAATAGTACTAACGGCAACATCACCGTTTACAAAGATGGTGTCCACCACGTTCTGTACGGCACGTGCGGTGTTCGCAGATGCCTTGTCAAAGGTGGGGCAGATCACCAGTCCATAGGATTTGGCATATGCCTCCAGATTGCCTGCCTGAAGGGCACCAGAGCGGATGTTAGCAGCATCCTGGGGGTGTAGGCGCAGAGTACGCCCAACCGTCTGTCCGATGCCCACAACATCCATAGAGCGCATGAATACTACTGCCTCCAGAGCAGAGATGTTGATGCCTTCTGCCAGAATGCTGTGATGCAGAACCACAAACTTTTTGTCGGCATCCTTGCCCCACTGGTTGAGAGTGTCGAAGAACACCTCACGGTTTACGATCTTACCATCAATAAAAGCACCGTGCTTGGAAGTAATGTGCATCACAGAGTAACCCTGTTCTGCAAGTTGATCTGCAAAATTAGTTTCAGAAAGCAAACCCACAATGTTCTTGGTTGCCTTGGCACAGATCAGGATCTTGTTGACGGGATGATCTGCGATCGTTTGCAGAAGATACTCACAATCACGTTGAGCAATATCCTCACCCTTGATGGAGAGGCGCATCTCCTTCATCATAACCTTGGGAGGAATGATGTAACCACCCTGCACAAGATCAGGAGCAGGAACCTTGGCAATGATCTGACCATAAACATCAGTATCGTTCATGCCAGGTTTGCCAACCACAGAAGAATACTTGGGAGTTGCAGTAAAGAAATAGCAACGCTTTGCTTCGGAAGCAAAGTATTCTGTGGCAGGGAAGAAATTACGCTTGACAGAGTTGTGTGCCTCGTCAAAGTAAATGGTGTCCACGGCAATGCCTGCACGTTGCAGTTGCTGCAGAGAGTTGTAAGTGGTAAAGATCAGTTTGTGACCTTCCACTTGCTCACACCAGGCACGGATAATGTTAGGGCGAGTGCTGCGGAAGTGATGAGTTTCACCCGTATGAACGTGCATCACATGAGCATTGGTGATGAACTCAAGGTACTCTGAAGACAGTTGCTCTGCCAGAAGGATGCGAGGAGCAACCACTACGATGGTTTGAGCAGTATCAGAAAGGAACTGCTCAATCGCATCAAAAATACCAACGTTGGTTTTACCACCGCCAGTAGGGAAAACACAGATGCCCTTGGCAACCTGCCGAAGAGCATCAAGAGCAATTTGTTGATGGGGGCGAAGTTGGAACAAGATCTCCGTTGCGTATGGGACTATTATAGCAGAAAGGGGTCCCCGCAGGAACCCCAT